CGTTTACATTTATAACCGCTGAGCCCGATGTGGTGTCAAAGGGGTTAGTCAACGTTACGGGAGATTCAGTGTACGAACGCAACGGCGTAATGTCGTTATATCCACCGCCGGATTCAATATAGAACTTTAAGTTAGTGCCAACACCAATAAGGCTTAAGTTAGAAAGCGTAACCCAATTCCATAATGAACGGCAAATACCTAGAAATATGGCCGAGGAAATACGCTGCCAGCCGCCAATAACTTCTGGATTACCCTGACGGAAACGGATTTTGTCGCACTCATACCAACCACCCTCAGTTGTGTATCGAGTGTTCTCCCGGTTGACGCCCGGCTTAAACAGTATTTTTTGTAATGGCATGGGCTACCTTTATTTACTGGCAACGCCTTTGGTCTTCTCAAAAGAACGCATACCGGCAATGCCCAAGATGCCTGATAATATCACCCATAGCTGGTCTGCGTCTAGTACTGGCGGAGGATCCATACCCACTGGAACCCAGCCCATAGCCTGCAAGTATTTCCATGCCCATTGAAATAGTGGATACAGCAGAAACTGATACCCCATAGCAGCTACACCGATCCAACCGATGGCAGGACGCCAGCCGCTGACAAACACGCTACTGGACGCCGCTTCAATTTTGTTGACTTCAATCTGGGCTAAGTCTGTAGCTTGGTCAATCCGTTTCTCTTCAAGATCAAGCTTACGTTGCTCAATCTCCATCTCCATCTTTTCTTTGTCGGTGGTAATCAGGTCGCCAGCAACCTTACCCACGGCTTCAATGATTGATCCAACGGCAAGCAAGCTCATGCTAGACCTTTCAGTGTGCGGTTAATCCAGCCCTTGAGGAACTTAACCTGCACGGGATTTTTGTTGCATATCTCAACGTAACGGGCAATCTTTGCCAAAGCATAGGACTCTTTGAACCGTTGGCCGTCCGTGATCTGGTTAAGTTTCTCAATAGTTTTAGCACCGATACCGCCATCAGGAGTAGCGCCAATCACCAACTGAGCCAGCTTTACGGCCATACCCATGCCTGCGTTTACACCAAAGTTGAAGATGCTATTGGCTACGTCTTGGTTAGAAATCTCATTACCCCGCATCTTGTCCCAGAACTCAACTCGGTAAAACTCACGCACCATAGGCGTAAGGGAGCCACCAAACTCCTTCTTGTCTACCAAAGACCAGCCATTCCACTGAGGGTTCTTGTTCCTAGCAATACCAGCATAGGTCATACCGCCCGTGTCGCCGGGTACTTCATGAAGAACGTAGCCACCCTCGTCTTTAATCATCTGTTCAAAAGCTGGTTCAAACTGAGCCATTAGTTACCTCGTTTAGTTAGCATGGTTGCTGAAATCTCCATCATTGAAATGATGTGTTCTAAGTTGTCAGGTTGACTAGACCATCCTGCCGTAATCTGTCCTATGAACCGACTGCGATCTGGGGGTACAGATATTCGGCAGGTATAACCAACTCCTTGCGCTATGTACCAAATGCCCAATTCACTTTGTGGGCGTAGGTACTGACTGCAAGGTACATCCCCCGCCATTAGCTTTACAACATCATTGTTGTTTGCGTGGTTGGCTGTAAACAGACCAACATCCAAGCCTTCTAACTCTTTACTGCGACCATCTTTTGTGTACAGCCTATACAAAATACGAGTGCCCAATATTGGGTTGACTTTGAAGATGGCCACAAACTTAGCGTCTGTTTGTTTAAACAACACAGAGGCCGCATCGTCAACTCGCTCTTCGTGGATGCTTGGCATCCTCTTCTGCTCTTGGTACGCAGAGATTAAGAACGATTGATTTTGCCAAAACATGTACCCAACAAAAGCCACAACCCCCATGACAAGGATTGCGAATAACTTGAACGGGCTATCTACATAACCCAGCACCTTGTCTAGCGTCGAATTAGGGTTTAATTTTTCTTCACTCACAAACTAGCCCCATATCCCGCCCCATGCAATCATATACGTGCCAAAGACAACAAAAGCCACAATACAGACTGCGGCAATGATTGCTTCAGCCCAGTCTTTCATGGTTTATCAGGCGTACCACTCAATGACGACACCGCCATCTGCTAATACTTTTGCGCTAGTCATTTAAACTTTCCCATTCAGTTTGCAATGCTGCTATCTGTGCAGCTAATAAATCTTTTCTTGCTTGCAATGCAACAGCTTTGTCTTCTTCAATCTTAGCAATTTTCTCTGCTGACATAGGTATAACAGCCTTAGAAGAAATAACAACCTTACGTTCTGTATCAATTGTTAGAGTTTCTTCTCCATACTCTTCATATGTTCCTAGAGATTGAGACTGATCTTCTTCAACATACCAAGCGCAATCTTGAACTTCTAAGGCAGGGTCTGTCCATGAAAGGTCTTGTAAAGAAGAAAGTTGAAGACCTACTAAAAATGTAGGTAGTGCTTCTCTTGATGCTGTGTTATTTTGAATTTTTATCATGGTGTGTTTACGTCAGTTGATGGGAATAAACGAGTTGTTCCGGGCCAGATGATGCGGACTGCGCCAGAACCGCCTGATCCAACGATAGGAGAGTCAGCTCTACTAGCCCCACCTCCACCAAATAAAGGTTCGTATGACTCACTCCGACCTGTCGATGTGTCTGAACTTCCACCATTTCTTCCGCCAGAACCGCCACCACCCCCAGTACCGCCAGCAGAACCGCCAGCGCCATTTGAACCTTGACCAAATAAACCTACACCACCGCCACCTCCGCCTGGGCCACCACCGCCACCTCCGCCTCCGCCAGACCCATTTGTGCCCGCAGTTGGGCCAGTTGCACTTCCGCCAGCACCGCCATTTCCAGAGTAACCTCCAGCACCACCTCCGCCTGAAGTGCCCGCTGCTGCACCTCTAAGCCCACCATTACCACCACCCGTATACGTTCCACTAGGCACACCACCAGTTGTACCACCTCCTCCTGCTACGGCAGAAAATGCCGAACTACTAGCAGAAGGTTCTGTTCCTCCGTTTGATAGAATGAATCCACCGTTTCCAACAACGATTGTGTAACCGACTCCGGGGGTAACGGGAACATTGTTTCTATACGCTAGTGCTCCCCCCGAGCTATTGCTTCCCGGTTCTCCGCCGCCACCAACGCAAACTACGCTGACAGAAGTTACTCCAACGGGGCATTTCCATGTATATGTTCCGGATATGGCGTAAACTGATTCACCTCTAGGCGAGGCTCTACGAGGCAAACCGCCAAGCCCGTTACCTACGGTTGGGGCGTTATACATTCCATAGGGATAAGGCATCCGAAGCTCCTATTAGAAATCTGTGTATTCAGCAGAGAACACAATGCCGCTAGCCAACGCAACTTGAGCGCCAACGTACACTTGATCACCAGCTTTTAAACGCAACGGCGTTGTTTCAGAATAGTTTGTAAAAGATGTTTCTGGCACTGCTGTTGTAGTAGCCATTGTGTAAGCGGCCATTAACTCAGAATCTTTAATACGCTTAGTTGTACCCGTATCACTACTGATCCAAATTACCAAGCTGGTTGCAGCAACAGTTGCACGGGGCATGGCCCACAGACGGGTTAAGATTGCACCGTTTACACCGGCAGTCAACAACAAAACCGTGTTGGCTGGAGCGTCAGCAGTCACTGTTGCAACCGCTGTACATACAGCAGAAGCTGTTTGGGGTGTCTGTGCAAACGGTGCGGTAAAAGTATTTGCCATGATTTAGTCCTTAGAAGTAAAGTGAAACAGCCTGCACCTGTGCAAGCGCCGTGTTATCAGAAAAAGGTGTAGCCGCTATGGTAGTCCAAGTAGGAGCCGCAGCAGAACCAGCGGATGTTAATACTTGACCGGCTGTACCAGTCGAGTTACCTGATCCTACACCAATAGCAAGTGTCGTATTAAGCGATAGGCCGGTAGTGCCGTTGGATTGCAGTGCCAAAACACCAGAGGTGTCGGCTGTCGATTTCAGGCCGGATGAACCGGATACTACGCCGTTATCGGCGTTGAGCGAGGATGCCATGTGTTACTCCTGTACTGTCTTTACGACGATTTCCCACTGCTGCACAGCCGTTACGCCGTTTACACGTGGTGGTAATTCTTTTGCTTCCTGTGTTTCAGGATCATATTCTGGTGGGTCTGAATGAACAAACCGAGCATAACCAAAATGCGCCAATACTGCATCACTTGGTGGGTATGAGAATGAAGTGTCTGGATGTGCCGCTGTCAGGAAATGCTCTGCCAAAGGCCACTGAACTGGAACACCGTCTTTAAGTTGGACAATCATGTGTATTCCTTATGGTGTGCTTACGTCTGTAGATGGGAATGTGCGAGTTGTGCCGGGCCAGATGATGCGGACTACTCCGTCGCCACCAGCACCGCCAGCGTAGCCGTAACCGTTAATCCCTCGACTGCCTCCTGCGCCGCCACCACCACCAAATTGACCGCCCGACCCGAAACCAATTGTGTATCGGGAGTTATCTACATCATTGAAGATGATTCTTGCGTTATCGCCTGCTTGCCCGCCAGACCCAGCACCGCCTCCGTTTCTTGAGGTCCCTGCCGCTCCATTAGAGCCTGAACCAAGAATACCTACGCCCCCACCCCCGCCAGAACCTACTTCATACGCTGCCAACAACGCTGAACCACCGCCACCCGCGCCGCCACTTCCGGCGGTTGCTGCTGCTGCGCTGGTGTTGTAAGAAGCGCCAGCCCCACCATTACCTGAATAACCCCCCGCGCCGCCGCCACCGCCGCCGTAATAAAAATAATGGGTGTACCCACCGGCCCCACCATTACCTCCTCCATCGCCCGTGTACGTGCCGCCCGCCCCTCCGGGCGCGGAATCAGCGCCGCCTAAATACGTCCCACCAGCGCCCCCGTTTGCATTAACTGTCCCTGTCCCGGCAAAGTAACTTTGAGTGCCGTTTTCACCTGCCTGTCCAGCCGCATAGGAGCTACTCGCCGCGTACGACCCATAGCCTCCTCGACCCCCTGCACCAACAACAACGGTGTATGAAGCGCCCGGAGTGACACTAACGTTATTGTTGTAGGCCAAAGCGCCACCGCCGCCGCCACCGGCCTTTTCAAAACCGTTTGATTGTCCGCCACCGCCGCCACCCCCTCCAACGCAAACGACGCTGACGGAAGTCACACCCGGCGGGCATACCCATGTGTAGGTTCCCGGAATTGCATAAGTTGATTCGGCTCTTGGCACTTCTGTTACTCCTACTGCTTTACCTGCTCCAAACATAACATCTCCTTATGGCGTGTAGTTCTGGCCAGCGACAACGCCGTACCAGTTTGTGCCATCAGAGAAGAACGAAAAAATATCCATACGACTAGCTGTTGCCGTCAGTGTGGGCGCTGTGCCACCTGCCCATTTCACTGTAGACCAAGTGACCGTATAACCGCCCGCACCAGTGCGCAGGTACATGATAAAACTTCTACCCGCAGCGGCTGTTGGCATCGTGATTGTGCAGATACCAGTCAATGTCAGATTCTGCACACTACCATTTGCCAGAGTGAGCGTGATCGCTGTGCTGGTGTTAGCCGTGTATGTCTCTTCAGTATAGCCGTCGTTGATCGTTGGGTTGGTCAGTGTTGGCGTTGCAATAGTGGTAGACCATGTAGGCGCAGAAGAGCCAGCAGAAGTCAGAACCTGACCAGACGTACCCGCAGATGTGTTTACGTAAGTTGTCCCGTCGCCATACGTTACGCCGCCCGCCGTGGGTGTGTTGTCGCCTGTGATTACTACTGCCATGTTTTACTCCGGTTTGGTGGGCCACTGAACGTCCCAAGGGAACCCTGTCTGGGTGGGGACATCACGAAGAGCCTGACGATATGTAGTGTACTTTGCAGAGACGGAATCGGCAATGTCTTTGCCCTGTGTCCAGTCAGTTTCGGCAATTAAACGGTCGCGTTCTGAACGTACCTGACCTGTTTTTTCTGCATCGGGAATGGCTTCTACAGTGAATACACGGTTAACCTGCTTGCCGTCAAACACATACTGTGGCCCGGCAATACGTTGCCGCTCTGTGTGGCTAGGCTCATCACCTACGATTTGGTACAGACCAAATGGCTCTAACTTTGTCGCGCCAGCAGGGATGCTGGTGTTGCCTACCGTTGTTGGCAAGGTTACGTTGTAGCGAGTAATTTCGCCGTTTTCAATGAGTGCGTACATTAAAATTGTCCTCCGTCTAGTGGTGTTGCTGTGACGGTGAAGTTGCCGCCTGTGCCTGAGTTTGTGCCGAACGATGCTGGATCAAAGCGCATATATACCGCTGGTGTTGGCACTGTTGCCGCTGTGATTGCCGATGGCAGATTAGTTGGGTTTCCAAAGCAATCTCGGAACAGTAAACGATTTGCCTCAAGGCTGAAATCGATGTAGTTAGTTGTCCAATAGAGTTCGCCTATTTTTCCATCGTATTCATCTGAACTTGAGTTGGCATAAGAAACACCTATTGCCTCATTTGTGCTTGACGCAAAATCTATATCCGCATTTGTGTACGTTGTCCATGTTGTGCTGTCTAACGCGCCATTTACATAGATTTTTCGATTTGATGAGTTTGAAAGATCAATGCAACCTTGAATACAGTATTGCGTTGCAGTAGCAAAAACAGTCCCCGTCCCTGCGTTAAGTATTGTTGTGTTTGAAGAATTTCTTGCGGTGATCACAAATTGAGTTGCCGCAAACCTTAATTCAAATCTCAAAGCCGTTCCATTATAAAAACAGAAAATTGTTCTTGCCCCTGTCAAAGTGTCTGGTCGAACCCATACAGAAAAAGAAAATGTCTTGCCGTTTGAAACACCAGAAAGTGCGCCCGACTTTAATAAATAATCGGTTGGAACAAAGTCAGCCCAATTCCCCCAAAACTCATTCGGCCCACGCGCACCTGTGTACGGGTCAGAGTTGGCCGTAAAGTTGCCACCTGTGCCGTAGTTCCTTTGAGCGTTGTACCCTCCGTACATCGGTAGATAGATCAGCGGGCTTGTGCCTGTGGGCAGTTCACCGTTTACTCCAAGGTCTACAGGCTTGGCGTCAATGCCAGTGCCGCTGACAAACTTTGCAAGGTTAGAAGCTACCGACAAGTCAATGTAGCTGGTGTTAAACCAGAGTGCGCCAATCTTGCCGTTGTACCAGTTTGTTGTAGATGCCCCAGTTCCAATGTAATAACGAGGGGTTGTTGATATGTTGAAATTAATTGAGCCGCTTGTATAAGTGCTCCACGTTGCAGAAACAGCCGATCCGTTAATGTAGATATAGCGTTTTGCTGTGTCAGTAAGATCAACAGAAACAACAACATTGTAATTGCGCCCCACAACAAAAGTGATGCCTGTTGTATCTGTACTTAGAATTATGCTTGATGTGTTTCTCGCACTAACTGACAAACCTGTAGTTGAAAACACAACATCAAATCTTGCTGAAGTAGACGATGCAAAAACAACCATCCTCTGACCTGCCGTTGCAGCATCAGGTGTAAATGAAAACGCAATGGTGAAGGTAGAACTATCAGCAATTCCCGTTGGTGCAGTCGTCCTCGACAAATAATCCGCACTTCCATCTAAATCACTATAAGGCGCGTTGTACTGGTTTGGCCCACGACCTGAACGTGCAACAGTTCCAGTCAATGTGAAGTTGCCACCAGTGCCTGAGTTAGTCGCAACCGTTGTTGGATCACTCATTGGAAAATAAATAATCGGATTAAGTGCGGCTTGCCCAGCGGCAGGTTTGAGGTCTGCGGTAACAAACAGACGGCGGTTGGCTGTAATGCTTAGGTCGCGGTAGGTATAGTCAAGGAAGATGTTTGACATCCGACCTTTTAAATACGCTAAGGATGAAGGGTTGTAGCCAATTTTGTATGTGCTAAAACTTCTATCCATGGTCTCGTTCTGAAAATCAACCCAAGATGGATCGGTCAATACATCATTGATATAGATGTATCTTTTTGCCACATTTGATAGATCAATTGAAATTAGAAAGTGAGTCCATGTAAGTGTTGGCGCTAATCCAGCAGTAACTCGCACATCCAAAATAGTATTGCCAAGCACATCAGAACCTTGCACTCTAAATACCAAAGAACCGGAGCTGGCATCACAAAAAATAATGAATTCAGACCCTGGCCCTGCTGCATAAAAAGTATTTGATTGCGCAAAACCCCAAAGCCATCCACTAAAAGTGAGCGTTTTCCCGTCAGTATTTCCGGTCAGGTTTGAAGACCGCGTCAGATAATCATTCGTCCCATCAAAGTCGATGGCTTCGGCTTGCGTTACCGCTGATACTTGTGTTGCGTTTGAGCTAAACATCAATCACCTCACAGGTAGTTCTGGCCAGCCACTGATCCCCACCAGTACGTACCGTCTGCGGTAAATACAAACTTATCACCCTTGCTTGCGGTGCTGGTAATCGTTGGCGTTGTACTGCTTGGCCATTTAACCGATGCAGGCCATGTCACTGTGCGTGAGCCTGTTGCGTCTTGCTTTTGGAACAGTGTGAAACTCTTGCCAGCCGTGGCAGTTGGGAACGTATAAACGCAGTTGCCTGTCAGCGTAATAATTTGCAAAGTACCGTTGGCCAAATCCAATGTAATCGCAGTGCTGGAGTTAGCTGTGTACGTTGTTTCGGTGTAGTTGGTAATCGTTGGATTGGTTAGTGTTGCACCAGAAGGTACAGTTACAGCACCCCATGCTGGTGCGGCAGTAGAACCCGCAGAAATCAATACGTTGCCAGACGAACCAAAAGAAGGTGAAGACCCTACGCCAATAGCACCCAGCGTGTTCAGTGTGACAGAAGCTGTAGTTCCATTTACTTGAAACTGCAACGTGCCGTCGGTGTTTCCCGTACTGGAAAGTGCGGTCGTGGTTGTTGTGCCTGCTGCAATGATACTCATATGATTACCCACCTTTGTCCGGATGATACTGTAACGGTGTAGGTATCCGCAATCGTGATCGGCCCTACGGAAAATGCGTTTGAACCTACTGGCAATGTATAGCTGGCACTGACTGTATCGGTGTTTACTAACAATGCGCCGCTGGCTTTTGCTGGGTTTGGTGCGTCTTCCCAAGTTGGGGCTGCTGCGCCGTTTGCAGTCAGAACTTTACCTGCTACACCAGCAGCTGTATATGCGTGAGCTGTTCCTGTCCCGTAGCCAACACCGCCAAGTGTAGCCGTAGCTGAAGAGTTTGTACCGCCTGACGCAATAGGTAGCGGTGAACCAGTTAATGTTAACGATCCGGCAGACAGATTTGTTGCCGTTAATGTTGATCCATTCCAAACCAGACCAGCAGAGCCTCCAAAGTTACCGCCACTGTTAAACTGAACTTGGGTGTTAGAACCACCCGCTTGGCCACCGCCAACCTTTTCAAAATCAGAGCCGTTCCAAGCCACAATAGCCTGGTCGCCCGCCAATATGGTTACGCCCGCTGTCGGGGTTGCTGGGCCGCCACGGATAACAATAGACTGCGTGCCGCCCGTGTTGTTAAACACCACATACACTTTACTGTGCTTGGGGGCGTCAATGTTTCTAGTTACTGTGCCCGTAGCCGTCCAGTTGATGACTGCCGCCCGTGCTTGGTTGGCTGCGCCGTCTGTTGTAGTGAGCGTTGTGTCTGTGTCTGCGCTAAGTGTAGTGGTGCCCGCCACTGCGGAGTCCAGCAGGGACGTAATTGAATCATTAACTGTATAGCCCCAAAGACCGGCCAAATCACCCGTTGTGGGTAACGCCAATCCTAAGTTGCTTGTGTAATCTACGACAGCCATATTTATTCCTTAAACAACCAGCCAACGCTGACCGCTGCCAACCGTAACAGTTACGCCTGAATTGATCGTTACTGGCCCAACACTGAAGCCGTTTTTAGCCGTGGTCAACGTGTAATTAGATGAGATTGTCTGGTTAGTTTCTGCAATAGGAGTCTCTTGCGCAACCGTACCCCAAGCAAATGCAGCACCGTTCCAGTACAAGTATGTACTAGATACTGTAGGAGCAACTGCAAAGTTTGTAGTTCCAGCAGATGTGTTGTAAACAATCTGGTTAGCCGTTCCGCCTGCTACATTTGTAGCAGTTGTTGCAGTGGTTGCGTTACCTGATAAAGCCGCTGTAATTGTTCCAGCAGCAAAGTCACCAGAGCCGTCCCGTGCCACAACTTTAGAGGCCGTGTTAGCCGAAGTCGCATCCACTGTCCATGTCTGGGCAGCGGAGCCGTTAAATGCTGTGCCTGTTAGGTACGTACCCGCCGTCAGTGAGTTGGCTACAGAACCTGCTTGGCCAGAAATAGCACCGGTTACCGCAGAACCATTGATAGCAATGGCAGTGTCAGTAACTGAAGTTAATTGGCCTTGAGCGTTTACTGCAAACACAGGAACCGCAGAAGCAGAACCGTATGTAGCGGCTGTTACTGTGGTATTGGCAATGTTAAACGTATAGGTTGGCGACTCATTTAGTCCTGTACCAGCCGTGTATGTAATAGGCGCAGAAAATTGTTGGAACACAATTGCTGTTGTGCCAACCACAATAGGAGGGGTGGTCTGCTGAACCCAAGCGGTATTAGCGTTGGCCGTGCCGCTAGTCACCAAGAAAAAGTCACCTTCATCAATCTGGTCAACTCCGGTTCCAGCGGTATCAAAGTCTGTAGCACGGGTCAGGATGTATGGCGTACTAACAGTGCCAACTTGTGTAACCGTGTAAACACCATTGTTTGCTTGCGTGACTTCGTTTTTAACCAGTATTCGGTTTGTGGCAACAGTAACCGTTGAGTCCACAGACAGAACGCCATTGCCAGTTGCTGTAAGCGTTGCCCCTACCCCAGATGTTCCATTGTTGTAAGTATTGGCCGGCAGCGCTGCGGTAGTTGCTAAATCCACAGCCTCATGGAAATGAATACCCGATGCAATAGCGTCAGCGTACTGCTTGTTAACAATGTCTGTGTTGCTAGTTGGAGCCGTGGTAATTGTGCCCGTAGTCATTGCCACGGACGTAGCTGTAATTGCCCCGTATGACGTGGGAACCACCACACCAGCCGCATTTAGCCACACACCTTGAGAGGATGGGTAGGTTACAAATACATCTTTTGGGTTGCTGGTAAAAGTAACCAACGACCCGCCGTTGCTAGAAGACAGCACAGTGTCACGAGACAGTGCAGTTCCAGAAGAAGTGTAAGTACCAACACCTACTTCCCAAGCGCCTGTAGCGTTGTCTACGATAGCGTAATAAGTTGTGTTTCCGTTACCTACAGCGGCAAAAGATTGAAAGCCTGTGACTGCACCAGCAAGCGTCAGTGTGCCCGTCCCAGCCGTTGAGGACGTTTCTTTGACCCGATCTTTTAATACTAACGCCATTTTTTATCCTTACGATGGGATGTTCGTCCAACCGGGGGTTTGTTCATCGTCTATGTTTGTCCAGCCACTGCCTTGAACATTGTTGATATTTTGCCAGTTTGGAGTCTGGCTGTCATCAATTACCGCCCAAATAAGTGCGTCACCAATATTGACGTAAAGCTGGATACCTGTTGGCCGTGCATTGATTTCTTTAACTGGCAGGTATACATCTGATCCAGTCACGTTCTCGGCAATACTTGCACCAAAAATAGTCTTAACTAAATACTCATCTGTGGCTGTAGCACTTTCCGCTTGCACGGCATTAACAAATCTTGCAGTAGTAAATTGGTCAAACACCAACCCCATTTCTTCAATGGCCGCTACAAAATCTGCCCGAGAAATATAAGAATCCGCACCAGTAGCAGATTCTGCAATAGCACCAAAAAGTGTAGCTGTAGCACTGTTGGCATCCGCGCCAACGGCAGACTCAGACAAAGAAACGTTAAAGATGTTGTTAATGGTATTAACAGTATCCGTTGCTGTAGCAATTTCTGCTCTGGCAGCAAACATATTGGCAATAACAGACTGCGTAGCTACTGCGGCGGCAAGTTCAGCTTCTGTGCCTACAAATGTAGTAAGAACAGACTGAGTGTTACTTGCAACTGCGGATTCAGCAATGTCGACACCAAACGTAGCCCCGCCTAAAGAGGCGAAAGGAGACTGAGCAAATGTTACATCTCCAAACACCGCTCTACCTATCAGGCAGCGTCAAGGGAGAACTGATACGTTACGTTCAATGTATCGCCACTGGCCACAGACTTGTCACCGCCTGTAAAGACACCGGCAGAGAACAGCACACCAGAGTTATCAGTAGTAGATGCCAAAAAAGCACCAGCAATCGTGGCCGTAGCGTTAATGCTAAAAGCTGAAGGTGAAGCAGAGTTGCTAATTACCGATGGGTCTGCTGTAGAGGCTGTGCCAAAAGTCACAGTCTTGCGGCTACCTGTGTAGTCCGTGTTTTCTGTCCAGCCAGCGTGGGATGCTAATGTGTCACCAGCGGCATATGTAGTACCAGAACCAGGTCCAGTTACCAGACCCAAGTACCAGACAGCCGTATAGCCAGAACCCTTGAAGAAGGTCTGGTTCATGTACTGCAAGCCTTCGTTTACAACCAGGTTGTGGAAAGTATCAGACCACTTCTCTAACCCGTCTGGGCCTACGCAAGTAACGGTGTAAACACCACCAGCAGAGGCACTATCGCCGCTCTTGGGGAATGTCAACAGCCCAGCAGACACGGTGTCTTGGGCTTTGCTTTTTTCTGTACTCATGGTGTGTCCTTAAGAGATACGAACGATGGCATTGTTTGCGTCGGGCGTTGGGAAAATGATTGTGAATGTGTCATTGCTGACCGTTTTGTCCGAACCAAAATCTAACACCGCTACAGATGGGTCGCCTGCAACAGAGTCGTTATAAATCAGTGCGCCACGGCAAGTAAACGTGGCATTGGGCCAAGAAGTGTTGCTAAACGAAACAAATGCGGTTGGTACTAAACTTGAATTGTTTCCCGATGTTGGGGATACCGAAATAACCAGTGTATTACCGCCTGTTGTGTATCCACCACCGCTTGCAACTTCGCCTGTAGCCGTGTATGCGGTAATAGTTGGACCAATATTAGCTGCCGCCGTATACAGCGCAATTTTAAATGTATTGGGTGTTGTAGGGCCAAAGTTATGAACTGCCTGGAGCAATTGAACTTTAAAGCTGGTCGTTGCGGTTTGTTGCACTGCCATATCAAGTTACCTTTTGTCTGTATTGACCAGAACGATAAGCGTCTTGACGCTCCATACCATCACCCAGACGTTTAGCCAAACCAAGTGCTTCTTGGTATTTAGTATTGTAGAACGCCATGATGTCCGCTTCACCTTTCATGTAGGTGTAAGCCTCAACCAAAGAGCCATACAAAAGTACCGAGTCAAAGTTATCACCAAGCCATGAGGTACCGTTAGCGTTAGACACTGCTGAAACTGGGATAGAAAAACTTGTACCTGTACCGCCAATATTTGCCGCTGCGGCAGACAGAGTGTTACCAACAACGTAAAAAATACCGCCATTTGTAATGGTGACTGCTGTAACCGCGCCGCCAGAAACAGTAATTGTTGCCAATGCACCACTACCAGAACCACCCGTCAAAGGCACATTGAAGTATGTACCAGCCGTATATGCACTACCACCTGTAATGGCACCAACAGAAGTAACTATGCCTTGAACAATAGAAGAAGGATAGTAGTAATAGTGAAGTTCTACAGGATAAACCGCATCTGGCGTTGGACCAAGGATAAATGACAACTCATTAGCATCATTAGTCTGCGCGCCAAACAAAGCATAGTACTTTGGTATACCTGTATCATTGGCTTGCGGATACGCTTGACGAATATAGTTAACATCTTTGTTAAGTAAGTATTCATACGTACCTGTAGACAAAGTGCCGTCTACAACCGCCATGGAATATGAGGCTAAAAAGTCAGAAGGGCATGCCAAATATTTATTATTAGCCGTAGTTGCGCCCGTTACGTTTTTGCGAAGCGATGGAAACTGTACCGTGTTATAAATACGCTGCTCAGCCTGCTGAACGAACACGGGTATCTCAGCGATAAAACTCGCTTCAGTATTTTCCGTATACGCTTGAATAGCGTTGCTGAGTTCAGTGTAATTCATGCCATCGGGCCTCTAGACATTACGCCTTTAATTGCACAGCCAGTGCCGCGCATCTTAATGCCAGAAGTTTTTGGTGCTTTGTATGGATCGCGGCTAATATTGCCAACGGACATATTTACATCATTAGCGGTATAACGATTGCCACCGTCATAGCCACTGTTCTTGATGTCAACACCGGCTTTGCCAGTCATAGTGTGAGGTGGTGCATAAACAGCACCATCACCAACTTCTTTGCCCATTACTTTTTTGCTGAATTTAGCCATATTAGCCTCGCTTTTGATTAGCAATTTTAGCCAAACCACGACCCATTTTTTTCATGTCGGCGTTTGTTTTTCCAACAGTGTGCTTTTTAGGGCCGTTTTCAATCCCTACTGTAGGGCCACTGTCCCCATAATTCTTACCAACGGTCTTGCCTTTTTTAGCGATGCCGTCTGCTGATCGTGTGTATGCCATTTTTAGCTCCCTATTTGTATCGTTACTGTACCAACTTGTGCGTATAAAACCAAGTAGTTTGGTGTTAAAACTGAATCAAAACTTCTTGCTCCACCAACAGGGTTCCATCCCCACTGGAAAACTCGGCTACCAGATTCAGGATAACCAAATTCATCTACAGCTGTCCCGTTGCTATTTATAAGCTGCAAGCCATTCTGACCAGACACCAAATAGCTTACATCAGGACGAGGCTCCCGAACAGCTTGCGGATCATTAACTGGATACATACCCAATTGCAACTGCGGCTGATCTGGATCCCAGCATTCATGACAAACTTTAATTCTAAATGGCTTGGTCTTTACTGTTTGGGTGCGCAACTCTTTCAGCATATATCGCCCAGAGCAGCGATCACACTCTGCAATGGCATGCTTACCGGACGCAAACCGATTAGGCATAGAACAAATTCCTTGGCACAAATCTCAATGGTGCTGTTTCGCGGTCTTCTGACTGCGCAATGTCCCATTGCTGCTCATAATCGGCCTTTAGAGCCATTATTCTTTGCGGGTCTACGTCAGGTAGCTTCATGCTTAATTGAACGGCTAGACCGGCCACCATGCAAGGAATAAAGCGGAAAGGAATATCTTGGACAGATGTACCTGTGCCGGCATCTTGAATACGGCGCATGCGGTAATACACAAGAGTGTATTGATCACCAGGCGCATTTGGTGTTGGCCAAATATTGATGGCTGGTATGTTTTGAATTGTCAGTGCTGCGCCCGATGTATGGCTGGCGGCAGTTGTATTGTTCTGTCCACGAGCGCAATTAATTAATTGATTACCAACAATGTTGGGATAACTAATTGTTTCGTTGTCAATCTTAATGAATCCAGCCGTGGACAAATTGGCAACTGAAGACACTGTAATAGATGTGGCCGTGCTGGTAATAGTTCCACTCAACGTCACTGTGGACAAGTTTTCCTGTCCAGATTGGCGGTTAAACCACATCTGAATTGGGCGACCTTGAGCCAGCTTGTTAGGCAAACTCATGTAAGTCGATTCTGAAATGCCACTAATGTTGATGTCAATTTGGTTAGATGTACCGTTGCTTTGACGAACAACAGTATCTAGCAAGTTGATTGTATCAACAGGCATGGGGTATATAGCCTGCCCTGTAACCAAAGGAATCTGCCCTTGTTCAACAGTCCAAAAATTTATACCCCGATTTGCCCACTCAATTGTCAAAAGATTTAATGAACGGCGAGCTGTACGAAAGTTATAGCCAGTACGAAGTTCTTGACCGCAACGCTCAAACGCCTCTTCAATGAGGTCGTTCATGTCCAAATTAAAGGCAGTGGTTCCGGTGGTCGTAGCCATTATTTTTTCGCAGTCTTAGCAGAGTTTATGAACGCTTGCTTAGTTGGCGCACCTTTGCTACCAGGTTTACGCATCTTCTCTTTAGAACCAGCGGCTATACGTTTTTTCTTTGCGTTAATGTTGGCATACAAGCCAATAGGCCCACCGTCAGCATATTGCATAAAGTCGGTGTTATCCTTGCGAGCTTTTTTAGTGCCGCTTGGCATTTTAGAGGGGGAGATATCCCCCATTCCACGGCTTGCTCTCATGGTTAAGCTCTTGTCTTTCCGCGAATAGCACAGCCATCAGCACGCTTAGAAGCAGAAGAAACCTTACCACCACCTTTTAAACCTAAGCTACCCATGAATTTATTCTCATCGGCCTTCTTTTTAATGCCAGTAAGAATGCGATTTTGAGTATTGCGAGGCATTGCGTCTTCAGCTTTTTTAGCCGCACGTTTAGCGTTGTAAGACTCAGCACGCTCACGCATAGTCTCTTGACGAAGCGGGGGTTTCTTATAACGGCTAGCTAAACGGCTTGCTTCATCACCAGTATCCCGAACTTTTGACGCGGGTTTAGATTTAGCTTTTGGTTTTTCAGATGCAAAAACAGTTTCAGAAGTACCCGCAGCACCACGCTCATTAGGCATTAGCATAAGCTCTGTGCGTTCATTTGCGGCTTCCATTTCATCAATGTCGCCGCCTTCTTCGTAACGTTTCATCTTACGTGTAGCCATGATTACACCATCTTTCCGCGAGTTTTACCTTTGATACAGCAGCCATCTGCACGTTTAGATGCTGAGCCTACTGAGCCGCCTTTTTTATAGCCCATGTCGCTAATTTTCTTGCGCGCATTAGCATCAACAGCATCTTGCCTGGCTTCTTGAATAGCGTCAAAGTTAACTGGCTTAGGAATACCACGAGACTCGCGCTTCATTTCAGCACCAGCTTCACGTGCGGCTTTTCTAGATGGCATCATGTCCATCATTTCATTAAGTTTTTCACGGAGTGCCATGGTATTTCCTTAGCAGGTTTTGCCGCCACGTTTCATGGTAATCATTGTGCCCTTGGTTTTACCCTTGGTAGCAACACCATTAATGCTGGGAGCAGCTGTTTTAACAGAGCCCATTTTGGAAGCCGCAACACCACCTTTTTTCATGCCATGAGCTTTAGAAGCAGGTGCCGCAGCGTGAGCTTTCAAAGAAGTAGCAATGCCACCCTTTTTCATGCCGTACTCAGCTTTTTCATGTTTGATCATGGATGCAGGTGCACCCTTTTTCTTCATGAAAGAGATTTCTTTCTTTGCCATTGCTTTAGATTCAGCCATATCGCCACCTTCTTTAAAAAGAGCCATTTTCCCGTGTTGGGTTTTTGGCTTATTCACCTTTTGAACATCTGGACGAGTACGCCCGCCAGAACCAAACTTCTTACCCTTATCCGCTTCTTCAAAATCTTTTCCAACACTTTGAGGTACACCAACTTTTTTGGCAAAGGCAGGATTGTTTGCTACCGCCGCCATAAAATTGTGTTGCTTCTTACTTGTGCTCGGCATCATTTCCCCGCTTGAATAAGCTGGTCAATTTTTGCTTCAAGCTTGTTAAAGCGTTGGTCAATGTGGTTAGTAATTCTGTCAACTTCTGCTTGAGTAACGTTATCACGGGCAACCTCCTCACGTGTTTTGTTCAACAGGATCGTGACACGAGCCAGCTCCCTGAACTTTTCATTCATCATGTAGCCTAGCAGTCCAATCACCAAAGATAGGACGGCAGACCAGGCGGTGTTTAGATCTAACAATTCCAAGCCCTCAATGCTTTATTGATCCTTGAATCCGGATCGTTGGCAGTCTTGGCGCTGGTCAGTTTCTTTTTCATGCCACCCATCCGCGCACAGAATGAGTCTTTGCGAGAGCCGCCTTCCGGCTGGGGACGTTTCAAGTTCATACCTTGCGCTTTGGCGGAGGCTCGGCCTTTGGCGTTCAAGCCGCCCTTCTCGGACTTGCCTTCTTTCCTCTGCCATGCTGGACTCTTAGCCATAAAACACCGTAATTTTGGCGGCAGCGGGCAAAGTTATGTGGACATCTGTACTAAACAAAACGCCTTCGCCGGGTATCGTAAACGACATTGGATTTGTTGGTGCGGTAGCAATATTAAATTCTATAAGAATGGGGCCACCGGAACCCCCGTCACGAAAAGTAATGTCGCCAGCAGTGCCGCCAGTTATAAATTGATATCCTCGCACCCGAGTGCGATAGGCCACCGCAGTTGCTGTAGCTTCTATGTGCACGGATTTTACGTCTGTTTGCATCATGATGATTGCTCCGTTTCCGGTTCTGGGGCTTCTAGCCTGTTAATGAGCATTTTGTACGCTTGGATCGTGGCTTGAGATTGAATCAAAAAAGTTTGGGCTTTCTGTGCTTCAGTCTCAAGGTCACGAATCTCAGTCTCCAAGAATTCCTTGGTGATCTGCATATTAGCTGTTTGTTGTAGTCAACATGATGTAGTACGCAGTACCTGCGCTGTCTACAATCTTCAATGAGTTTGTAGCTGCGCCCTGTGTATTGGCAGTAATCATGCCAGATGGAACGTTAAACAAGTTGGCCACTGTGCCAGCACCGCTGTTTGTAAAGCGGATAAAAGAAGCGTTTGTCCAAGTGCCACCAGAGGCAAAGTTGGAGTCAGCCTGAATAGCTGCAATTGTACCGCCAGGGTTTGTAGATGTGCCGCCCAGAGTAGCACGAAGAGCGTTACCTGCGCCAGAAATGGTGCCAGAGCCGTTGATGCTCAAGCTAATGTGAGCGCCGTTAACAGTACCGCCAGTAGCTGCGCCAGCGCCTGTGACTTGAGTCAAAGCACGGTAAGTTTCGCCAGAGCCAGTTGATGTTAAAGCTAAACGCTGATAAGACAGACGTGTATCGCCAGTGGCAGCGGATGATGTGACGTAAGCAGAGTCAACATTAGTTGCTGTTGTTACTGTCAAAGGGGTAGAAGCTGATCCGGTAGAGAAGCCGTTCTGAGATACGACTGGGCCGGAGAACGTGGTGGTTGCCATGATGTGTCCTTACATACAAGTAGAGCGCATTAGTCTGTATGTCGTCAGCCGGGACTGTCTAATGCACCGGATAACCCCGGGTTGAAAGCAATATACAACAAAAGAAAAGGGGGCACAAGCCCCCTTATTCAAATATTTCCTAAGAAATATTATGCGCCGGCAGAACCGAACATGCCCAATGGATCGCTCCAGCCGAAGCTGTAACGCTCACGAGACTTGTAACGGACGTTACCAGTATCAAAGTCACCGTCCATAGACTGTGACAAAGGAGTACGCACAAAGTGCTTCATGCCGTTAGGAACGTCTGTGGTCAGGAACCAAGCGTTAGTATCGGTCAAGAAGTGGTTAATGGTAAATCCACCAGGGATAGAACCATTGTTCTTCAATGCGTTGATATCGTTGTCAGCAGTAGACACACGCAATTCAGTCTCAAGCAAGCGAGTTGCCGTGAACTGTAATGCAGGTGGAACAACCAACTTATTAGGCTTAGCAGCGATCAACAAGCCACGCTCATCTGTCCACAAGCTAATCTGAATAACAGCGTTTTCCAACGATGTTTCATTCAAGTCAGCAGGGGTAGAAGGAACGTTACTGTTAGTGCCGCCAGACACTAGGGGGTGGCTAGCAGAGAACAAAGCGACACCATCACCACCAGCATAAGCATTGCTGAAACCGTTATTCAAAACGGATGCAGCTTTAACTTGCTTGGTGTAAGCCATAGCGCGGGCCAAAGCTTTTGTGTAACGTGCAGACAGTGAGTCATACAAGTTATCTTCAATAGCCTCTTCAGTCAAGCTGAAGCCCAAAGCAATGGTTTCGTGGTTGTATCGAGCAGTCCATGCTTCCTGCGCATTGTCATAAGCGATGGCAGAGCCCTCGTTCTTGACAGGTGCAGCAGAGAAACCAGACAGTTTTGTCTCTTCTTCAAAGCTACGCTCAGATGTTTCTGTTTCGTAGATCTCTTTGTGCTCTTCGCCGTATTTGGCGTACTCAAGACCGAACAATGCGTTCAGACCTGGGAGCAACTCTTTAAGTAGTTGTGCGCGTGAAATAGCCATGATTTAGCTCCTTAGACCGCTGTGGCAGTGTAGTAGGAATGAGTGCCAAAGTTAAGTTTGACAAGCATTTCTGGATACTGGGTGAAAACAATAGTGGAAGCGCTAGGAATAGCGGTAACACTGCCGGGAACTGCAATAGTGGCATTGATGGTCACTGACGTTGCACCAGCAGCCGCAGCCGCAGACACAAACGAACCAGTCTGAACATACTGACCATTAGAAGCAATGTAGCCAACTTCTGTACCAACTACCAATGCATTAGGCAAAGCCGAGCAAGTAATAGTAGTAGAAGAAGATGAACCAGTCACGCTAGTTGTAACGGCAGTTTCTCCAACCAAACCAACTGCGCGTAAAGCGAAGTCAGCACTTGTAGTGGATGCGCCATACAGGGCGGCAACAGCAGAATTACCTGTGTTAACGTTACCTGCATTCTGAATCAAACCAAAGTTTTGACCTAACATAGCAGTAGAAGCAGAGGCAATAACTGTGGTTGCAGAGCACATCACTACTTTGAACACTGTGTCAGGATCATCGCAGACGATAGCTTGGCAGTCACCTGCAGCAGTACCGGCGGGCCAGTATTGTGCAAATTGCTTTTGCTTAGTTGTGGGGTTAGTGTAAGAGCAACCCAAGAACACACCAACAATACCGGTGCCGGTAGAGTCAGTAGTGTCTGCGTTATCTACAATAGAACCACGAATAATGTTTACGATATCACCGTAAAAAATGTTCGTAGCATAACCATACTGGATCGAGTAATTGCGGGTAGAACCAGCAAATACCTGACCACCGATCAAGTTGATCGGCTTTAGGCCGTAAGGGGCCGAGACGACGGGATAAGCCATTTAAGACTCCTATTTAAATTTAAGTACCTTTACCAAAGCTACTTGAGGATTTACGCTCTTGGAAGAGTGGCATCCGCGCATCGCTTTGACGCATGAAACTGTTGTCTACGGCATCTGTCTGAGCTTGTGTTTGATTAGCGAAGTGTTGTGTACGCTGTTGAACAAAGTCAGTAGGTGTTTTGCAAAGCAACAATCCGCCGATCTCAATGTTGTCGCGGTAGCGGCTATTGGGATCAGCTAACAGTTTAAATTTTGGTTGTTCCTCAAGTGCAACGGGTTCCCAACCTTCACGGAGTTTGGCCGATAAGTTACGGGGATCAGCATTGTTTAACGTTGAGACACGAACCCAGCGATAGTTATACCCAGGCTGCTTGTCTGGCTCAGGTAATATTTCAGGAAGCGCCCACTGCTTTGGACGCTCTTCTACATCGCGTGTTTCAAACTCTCTTGTAAGTCTTTTTTCAGCCATTTTGGGCCTCCACTTTCAGAAACTCTCTCACGTATTGTTCGGGAGTGATTCCTAATTTTTTAATCGTATTCAACTGGCTCTGCTTAAGCTTCACCTTGTTTGGAGATGTGCTACGGGCTACCGGGGCTACTACTGTGCTAGGTTTTGTTCTAACAGGCTCAGTTTTAGCCGTTGATTCGCTTGATTTCTTTTGGAAAACCTCTGGAAATCTTCTACGGATTGTTTTGTCCAATTCCGAATAATACTCATCCGAGCCAACTGTAACGCCAGAATCCTTTAGATCTTCATGAACACCTAAAGCATAAGCCGTCATTCCTTTATTTTGGCCGAACCATTTATTACGGGTCTGCCAATTTTCAGCCTTGTTGTCAGGCCTAGGAACAGATTGTTGTTGCTCTTGACGCGGTTGTACTTCAAATTGTTCCTCTTGTAAAGGGGGTAACTTAAAGTTTTTAATCTGCATCAACTTGTAATTGATGTTTTGCAATACCTGCTGAGCCTCAATCATCTGGTCGGTATCACCAGAATCATATGCCTCGCGGTATGCGCGCTTGGCCATTTCCAACTCCATGTTGGCAGCATTCTGTACCGTGGCAATATATTCTTTCTCGCCATTGGTAAGAATATTCTTAATGCGTTTATTCTCTTCCAACAGGCGTTGGGCTACGTTTATAGCCTCATGCTGCTCACGGCGCGCTGATTCTTTCTCACGGCGTTCATCGTGCCAGACCTTACGCATTTGCTTGAGTTTAGTTTTGACCTCATCGTCATACTTATCAAGCTCATCTTTCTCTAGTTCTTCAACCAGAGGTTTTGGCATAGGCTCACGGCCACGGTCTTGCGCCGGCGTGTCGTCTTCTATTTCAATCTCAAACTCGGGCTCTTTTGCCTCAGGTTTGTTTTTTTCTGCCGCTTCGTCTGGAAACGTAAATTCTTCTTTTTCAAATTCAGGCATTTTGTACTCCTTTATTTGCGTTTAATACCACGGGGATCATCAACAGTACCTTCTACGGAGTCGTCGTTAATGATACGGAACTCTCGACCATGAATCACCAAACGGGTACCCGCATGAGGACGCACAAGAACGAAATCGCCTTTTTGACAATACGCGCCATTTGGAAAGCGTGCAGGGTCTTTGTAACAGTCTGGGCCCATATCGACAACAAACAAGACAGTTGTGAGTGTCTCTTCATTGCGCATGGTTTCGTCTGCTTTAATTAAACCAATCTCACTATCTTCAAACTCTTTCTCCGCCTCTGGGATGGCGCAAAGAATTCGATAGCCAGACGGCTTAGGTAATAGTTTTCCTTTTTCCTCTGCGGTTGAAGCAAAGTTATAAGACCCGACTACTTGCGGGTTGCTGGCGTCTGTAGCCAACAGGATGGAACTAGTCATCCATTTTCTCCATGGTTTGTTGCAGGTCTAGTGCATATCCTCGCACAGTGAGTAGACCCTTAATCTCACCGCAGAGTTTCTTGTACTCCTCAAAGTTTTCTGCTCGGCCCTCAGCCAAGTAGTCTCTGAGTTGGGCAACCTTTTCGTCGGATTGCTTTACCAGTACTTCAATTACGTCCATCATTCTTCCTTAGTCTGATTGTTCATGCCGCGCTCTTGGCTTGCCTTGTTTTGGTGTGTGCTTGACAGGTGAGTCAAGACCTCAACACTCTTATCAAGTAAGTGCGACTGTTTAGTATTTTCCATCTGAGCCATAGCTCTTGCTGCTTCAATCTGCTGACGCTGAGCTTCAATAGTTAACTGCTCTTGTTTGAGCTGGGCATCTGTAGCATCTTTTGCAACTTTTCGTTGTTGCTCTGCCTGCTTGATCTGCAACTCTTGTTGTTGCAATTGAACCATCGGATCTTGAGCCTGTTGCTGAGCTTGAGCCTGAGCTGCCTGCTGTTGATTGCTTGCAAGTAAACGCTGTGATGCCTGTGCCAACAAGGGTGCCAAACGTGCTTCGACTTCTGGATCCATGTTGATATCTTCGCCAGACTCGTCCTTTTGAGGTGGCAAGCTCATACCCAACTGCAATTCAATCTGCTTGCGGTACTCAAATCCTAGGTGCTCATTAACGTGTGCCATCATTGCAGACTGCAACTGCTGAGCCATAGGGTTGTTCTGGAGCAAAGACATGATCTTAGGATCTTGCATGGCCGACATGTGAACCATGATGTGAGCCTGATGGTCTTGGTACATAAACGCCTTGACCGGCTTCATCATCAATACGTTCTGGTTCTCAGATACTGGATCTGTAGGCTTCTGATCTTCTTCCATAGGAACAAGCTTAGCCGCTTCTTTAATACCTAATACCTCCAACATCTGACGATGCAAGAGCGGCATGTTGTAGATCTGTGGTGACTGCTGAGCCAGCTGCATTACCGCTTGGTACTGGACAATCTTCTGCGCCATAGTGGACGCATTAGGGTCACTGACCGGAATAACGTACACATCATCATAGTCACTACGTTTAGCTCTACGTGAACCCTCAGTAGGCTGGTAGTCGTATTCCTCAGGCGTATACGCTGCAATAATTTCCTTCAAGAGCTTTAACTCTTGCTTCATTGCATAGTGCACGCGCGCCTGAACGGCACTCATAACTTTTAACGTGCGCTCAAGGATGGCCAGCGTAGTACCCACTGGAGCATTGGCCGACATATCGCTAATCTGAAGATCTGCCGTATTAGCAAAGCGGCGTCCCTCGTCCACAATCTGACCCAGCAAAGCCATCAGTGTTTGACTAGGTTCTTTGTATGGAAGTGGTAATAAGTTATCGCGGATAGTTCCGCTAGGTACATCCACATCTCTCCACTCGCCCGGAGAAATAGGGGTATCGTCACCCTTTACACGTAGGCCGCGAGCTTTAAATCCACCAGGCAAGTTACTAAGAGTACCAGCATCGACAAGCTGACGGATAAGAGAAGTACCCGACTTGGCAAACGCTCCAATAAGGTGAATAAGTCCGAAACAATAGAATCCAAATCCAGGAACGTATCCATAGTGGACATAGTGCTGTCGTTTTTGGCATGTTTCATCATCTTCATTCCAATTACGGCGTACGGCTAAAACTTTGTTTGAACCTTTTTCAACAGTGACGATGTACGGTAATTTAATACCTGTAGGCTTGCCATCTTCTTCATGCTCAAAACCAGGCAAATCTAAATCTACGCTCATCTCAAGAAGTTTATAGCGGCTGTCAGTTGTGGCTCTAAAGCCCATCTTCTCAGCAATCTTCTTCTCAACTTCATCCAGCACATTCTCTGGGTCACCCAAATCAATGTCTCGATAAAAGCCAGCCACCTGTAAGCGGCGTAGCTCATTCTCGGTCTTACGCATTACATGAGTAACACGCTCAGCCGTTTCTAAGTTACTCGCGCCATAAGGAACAACCAAGTCCTCCGCCGGCACAAACAAAGAGATCTGACGCTCAATGTGTGGATCGTAATAGACCTTCTTAAACGCATTACCAGACAGACCCAAGCCCCACAGCATGCGCTCATGCTCAGGACGGAATTCAGTCATTACATCGGTCAACTGGTAGTTCATATCCTCTTGGACACGGACAGCAGAAGCCTTTTTCTCGGGGGTTTCTTTGCCAATAATCTGAGTCTTCACCGGCCCAGCCGCTGGAAAGCTACTCATCATTGTCTCAGCTTGGAACTTAACCAGAGCCTCAGACAACAAGGGGTGATATACACCGCATGCGCCTTCCCACGGCTCGGTACGCTCCTCAATCTTCATACCTA